TGGAAATGTGGTCGAGCCAGTTGTCAGTGGATGAAGTTAAGGTAGCGGCAGGAATTAAGAAATGGGCAGACCATTTCAACCCTAGACAGATCTGCTACGACAAGTACGCCACGGCTTCAATCGCCGATCGCCTTTCCCATGCTGGCCAAACGTGCGTGGATATTTCAGGATCTCAGTTCTACACCGCTTGCGCTGATCTCCTCGATGCTCTGGTCAATGATCGTGTGGCGCACAATGGTCAGGATGAGTTCATAAATCAAATGAATAACGTGGCGGCCAAAACCAACGACTCAGGCTGGCGAATCGTCAAACGGCAATCGGCTGGCGATATTTCAGCTCCTATTTCAGCTGCGATGATCGTCCACGAGCTGCTCAAGCCTCTCTCCATGCCTCAAATTATTGCCGGATAAAGGCGTGCGACATTTAGGGCGAAACGCCGTTTAGATGCTTGACTCGTGAGACTTTTCGCTCATGGGATTACTGGAAACGCTGGGGCTTCGAGCTAAGCCGTCGGTTGAAGCTGCCCGGATAACGGCTCAACTGAATCCACCTGTTATGGATGCTCCTTTCGGGACATATTGGGGCGCAGGTTCATATGGTGGATACAACAACTACGCCAACTCCATTCTCCGTCAGGATGCAGTTGGCGTACCAGCTATTGCACGTTGCCGTAATTTAATTGCAGGAACTATTGCAACCATTCCGTTAGAGCTTTACTCCAAAACTACTGGTGAAGAATTAGTGTCGATGCCGTGGATCGAGCAACCAGACAAACGCCAACCGCGTGAAGTAACAATAGCGTGGACAGTCGATTCGTTATTTTATTACGGCACCGCTTATTGGATGGTCGAAGAAGTTTACAAAGATGATAACCGTCCTGCTCGATTTTCTTGGGTTCAAAACGATCGTGTAAGCGTTAAGTACAACGCAAATAACACTGCCGTTGAGTATTACATGATTAACAATGTGCGCGTTCCAGACAGCGGCGTTGGATCACTCATTACATTTCAAGGCATGGATCAAGGGTTACTCGTTCGTAATCCGACAACTATTCGCGCAGCAATCGACATTGAAAAGGCCGCAGCTATATCAGCGCAGACTCCAATGGCAACTACTGTCATCAAAAACACTGGTGCAGATCTTCCGGATCAGCAAGTGCAGGGAATTCTTGCAGCATGGAAAGCCGCTCGCCTTTCCAAATCAACTGCATATTTGACCAGCACTCTTACCGCCGAAAATCTTGGGTTTTCGCCAAAAGACATGATGTATAACGAGGCCAAAGGCTTCTTAGCATTAGATCTTGCACGAGCTTGCAACGTTCCTGCCTCAATGATTGACGCTGAAACTCTACGATCATCTACTTATCAAAATGTTTTGGATCAACGTAAAGAGTTTGCTGCATATACCTTGATGCCATACATCTACGCCATTTCTTGCCGTTTATCTATGGATGATTTAACGCCTCGCGGTCAAGAAGTGCGATTTAGCATTGATGAAACGTTCTTGCGCGTTGATCCACTTACTCGCTTGCAAGTTACTGCACAACTCTTGGATCTTGGGCTTATTGATCTTGCTCAGGCCAAGGAAATGGAAGATCTAACCCCAGAAGGAAGCGGAGAATATGATGCGTCTTAATTTTTCTAGCGAGATTGAAGCGGCAGATATTGAACGCCGCGTCATCGCTGGCATCGTCGTACCTTTTAATAAAGTCGGATACACATCAGTCGGTCCGGTTATTTTTGAATCAGGCTCAATCAAGATTCCAGATACAAAAAACGTCAAACTTTTGGCCAATCACGATTCGACTAACCCCATTGGACGAGCCCAGTCATTCCAAACTTCTAACGATCAAATAACTGGCTCGTTCAAGATCTCATCCTCCGCAACTGGGCAAGATTTTCTTATTCGTGCCAGCGAAGGCCTAATTGCTTCTCTCTCAATCGGAGTAGAAGTTATCTCATCAAAGCCATCAAAAGACGGCACTCTTTACGTTCAGGAGGCAGTAATGAAAGAAGTTTCTCTCGTCGAATCCCCTGCGTTTTCTGACGCAGTAGTTACCAAAGTTGCAGCAAGCGAAGGCTCAAGCGATGAAGTTACACCAGACCCAACACCAACCAACGAAAGTGAGGCAATCGTGGAAACAAAAGCTCCCGAAGCCGTAGTAACAGAGGTTCCGGCTGCCGAAACAGTCGAGGCCTCACGTCAGACAATCAAGGCAAGTGCTCCATACATCACCTCAGCAGTGCGTTCCCCTATCCAGTCAATGGGTGGCTATGCACTTCACTCAATCAAGGCAAAGCTAGGCGATGACGATTCTGCTCTATATGTTCGCGCAGCAGCCGACTCAACCAGCACCAACCCAGCATTTAATCCTCAGCAATACCTCACCAATCTCTTCGTATCTAATACGAATTTTGGAAGAGCCGCAGTGGATGCGTGTACCAAGGCAGTTCTGCCTTCAGCAGGTTTTACCATTAACGTTCCAACATTGATCAACCCAACACAGACACCACCTTTGGTATCTGCAACGGCTGAATCAGCTGCACCTGCCGATCAGGGTATGACTTCTGCTTACCAGAGCTACACAGTTCAGAAGTATGCTGGCCAGCAGACCATCTCTCTAGAACTCATCGAGCGTTCAGATCCAATCTTCATGGATCAGCTTATGATTCAGCTTGAGCGTGCCTACCTCCTTGCAACAGATGCAGCAGTTATTGCAGCACTCGTCGCAAACGGCACAAACGCAACTGCAACTGCAAACTCAGCCGCAGGCCTTATTTCCTACCTATCCAAGGAATCAGCAGCTACATACGCAGGAACAAGCTACTTTGCTAAGAACGTAGTTATTGGCTCCGGTACATGGGCAGCCGCCATGGGTTACACAGACACAACTGGTCGCCCAATCTTCAACACAACTACCCCAATGAACTCAGCTGGACAGATTGGCAATTCCTCAATCCGCGGAAACCTCCTCGGCCTTGATGCTTATGTCGATGTCAACGCAGTAGCAACCGCTGGAGCTAATAACTCAGCATTTGTTATTGCTCCAGAGGCAGTCACAGTCTTTGAATCAGCAACAGCGATGTTCTCAGTCAATGTAGTCAGCTCAATGTCCGTAAACCTTGCCATCTATGGCTACATGGCTCCAGCAGTTTTGCAGGCCAAGGGCGTTCGTAAGTACGTAACAGTCTAAGCAGACACAATCGCTCGGCTCCTTTGGTCGCCCTTGGGAGCTGAGTCTTACTAGTGAAAGGAGATCCTCATGGCAGCTTCGTACGTCACTGCGGCTGAATTAAAGGCCAATTTAGGCATCGGTACGCTTTACGCTGACTCGATAGTTGAAGAAGTGTGCCAGACCGCTGAGGATCTCCTTAATCAGTATCTTTGGTTTGATTCTTATCCAGTCGTTGGTGCTGGTACGTATAACAATGTGGGCATGGTGTTGATCTCAGCACCTATCAGCTACGTCACCGGGCAAACTGTCACTTTGACCAACTGCGGCAGTGCGTACAATGGATCAAAGACAATCACAGGTACTTACCCTTACACCAACGGGTCGGTCGTTATCCCGTATTTCTTAAACTTTCCTTTTAATTATTTTAGTTTTCCTCGCGGATACTCGATGATTCAATTCACGCGAACTGCGGCTAACGATAATTATCACCAGATCGTCCCTTACGGCAAGGTCATGGGTGTTGATACGAAAGACACAAGTTATGCGACAACTCCATCGATCAGAGAAGCTGCCATGATGCTTGCCGTTGATATTTGGCAGGCTCGTCAGCAATCTTCAGCAGGTGGCGTTTCACCTGATTTCTCACCATCTCCTTATCGCATGGGTAACACGCTCATGGCTCGCGTACGTGGCTTAATCGCGCCATATTCCTCACCAAGAAGCATGGTGGGCTAATGGCTGCCGCAATTACCACTCTCCGTTCAACTTTGGCTACGGCCCTGACAAACGATGGGGTCTGGTCGGTGTTTTCCTTTCCACCTGCCAGCCCTATCGCCAACTCAGTCATTATTTCACCGGATGATCCATACATTGATCCGCAAAACAATCAGTATTCCTCCATTTCACCTCAAGTCAATTTCAGAATCACAATGATCGTGCCGCTCTTTGATAACAACGGAAACCTCATAGATATTGAGAACACCATTGTTGCAGTCTTTGGGTTGCTTGCCTCATCGGGTCTGAATGTAAAAGTGCAAAGCGTTTCAGCACCGACTGTTTCACCAAACGAAACTGGTCAAATGCTGATGTCCGAAATCTCAATCTCAATCCTTAGCAGCTGGAGTTAATTATGAGCATTTATACACCGGAAGAATTACGTTTCCTGACTCTTATTGGTCAAGTTACGGATAAAGGCGCAGCCTCGGCCGCTCCAAAGTCAGACCCAACACCACCAACACAGACACCGAAAGACGAGGCATAAAAATGGCAATTTTTTACCAAAATAACGCTGGGTTTAAAATCAGCACTGACGGATCAACTTATGTCGATCTCACCGATCACGTCACATCGCTAACCATCAATCGTCAGTTTGATGAGCTTGATGTGACTGCTATGGGAGCGACTGGTCATGCGTTCATCGCTGGCCTTGAGTCATCGACCATTTCAGTCGATTTCTTAAACGACGACGCAACCGCTCAGGTCATGACCACTCTTAATACCTTGGTCGGTACAAACGCCAAGTTTAAGATTCTTCAGACCACAGTTCCTGGCACTCCTACAACTGGAACAGTTTCGGCTACAAATCCTCTTTACTCAGGACTTGTACTTGTTAACAAGTTAACTCCAGTCGCAGGCAAGGTCGGCGATGTAGCCGTCCAGAGCCTCACCTTTACAGTTTCAGGAGCGATCACAGTCGCTTCAACCGGTACTTGGTAACCAACTAACAAAGGATAAAAGAATGGCAAAGCTAGTAATCACAAGGGCGAACGGCGATGTATCAGAACACAAACTGACTCCGTCGATTGAGTACGCTTTCGAGCAATATGCAAAAAAGGGTTTTGCTCGCGCCTTTCAAGAAGATCAAAAGCAATCGGACATTTATTGGCTTGCTTGGAAGTGTCTAAGTAAGACGGAAGATGTACCGCTATTTGGTGAGAAGTTCATCGATACTTTGGCGAAAGTCGAAGTAACGGACGACTCAAGCCCAAACTAATTGAGCGCGACTCCCTGACTCATTTAATCGCCACTTTGGCGGTTCGAACAGGGATCGCGCCTAGGGAATTTATCGAAATGGATTCCTCGATGATCAATGCGATTATCGAAGTGTTTCAACGAGATGCAAGGGAGGCCGAAATTGCCAGTCGAAATAAAAGGCCTCGCTGAAACTCTTTCAGCCATGCGTAAGTTCGAGCCTGACCTTGCCAAAAATCTCAATAAAGAAGTCAGAGCTGCGCTTACTCCCATCCAGAAAAAAGCACAGGGTTACATTCCGTCATCGTTGCCCGGACTAAGTAACTGGATGTTTAAAACCAAAGGCCACAAAATCACCGCCGAATCAAGTGCTTTTGCAACTGTCGGGCATTTTCCCAAGTTTAATAGCGGCATCGCTCGACGAGGCATAAAGGTCAATATTGGCCGTACCAAGCCGAATCGCAACGGCTTCATAACTTTCTACCAGCTTGTGAACACAACCGCAGCTGGGGCAATCATGGAAACCGCAGGTCGAAAGCATCCGTCAGGGCAGCCATGGAATCCCAAAAGCGGCAGCCATGACTATTCCCATTCACGCAATCCCGACGCTGGTCTACATTTTATTAACTCAATGGGTGGACGTTTAACCGGTACAGGCAAAACTCGGGGCAGAGTTCTTTACCGCGCTTGGAGCGAGGATGAAGGTAAAGCTCTAGCCAAAGTCGTCAAAGCCGTCGATGCCACGATCATCCAGTTTGCTCGTCGTTCACAAGCCCAAGTGTTTAGGAACGCAGCATGAGCCAAAAAATCAATGTAGACATCATTACCGAATATAAGGGTCGCCAAAACCTGAAGTCGGCTGAAAAAGATTTAGGATCTTTTCAACAAAGTTTAAACAAATTAGGCAAACAATTTGCAGAAGTTTTTGCCGTTGACAAACTTATTCAATTTGGCAAAGCATCAGTTGAAGCGTTTGCAGCCGATCAAAAGTCAGCCGCTATTCTCACCCAGACTCTTAGCAATCTTGGATTGGCATTTTCTAACGTTCCTGTTGAAAACTTCATTACAAAACTGTCAGAAGTTAATGGCATAGCCAAAACTGATCTTAGAACTTCCTTTGACACTTTGGTTCGATCGACGGATGATGCGACTAAAGCTCAGGATCTTTTAAGCCTTGGTCTTGATATTTCGGCTGGTACTGGCAAAGATTTAACGCTTGTCACAACGGCCTTAGCCAAAGGTTATGCAGGAAACTTTTCAGCTTTAAGTAAATTGGGCGCAGGCATCACCGCGGCTGAACTTAAATCCAAAGATTTCACCGCCATTCAGAAACATTTGGCGTCCGTATTTGCTGGGGATGCCTCAATTGCTGCGGATACTTTTCAAGGCAAAATCAATCGTTTAAAAACTTCATTTGAAGAATTTAAAATTGCTATTGGATCGGGCATTGTTGATGCGCTAACTACCGCAACAGGTAGCGGTTCGGGCGTCGATCAATTGCAATCTGCCATGACATCCATTTCGACAAATATTGCTGACTCTGTTCGCGGTTTAGGCGTAATGATCAATTTGTTATCTCAAGCAGGCGCAGCAACTCAAAAAACGACTGGAATTAAATTTGGTCAAATTTTTAAAGATATTGGTTCGTTTTTAGGTTTTGCATTTGGCACCAACGAATTAGCCACTTTGGGCAAAAATGACAAAACTAAGAAGGTCTTAATAGCTGGATTGGCTACTCGACCAGTTCCCGGATCTGCGGATACCCAAGCCCAATTGGCAGCTGCAAAATTGCTCGCTACTCAAAAAGCGCAAGCCGCGACTCAAAAAGCCATAACTGATCAAAAGGCTAAACAATTAAAACTTGATCAACAAGCTCTTTCACTCAAACTTGCTGGCAATACGACCGATATGCAAAACATCGAAATTCAGGCTGCCTTGCAGCGCG